GGATCAGGGATGAACTCCACGGGGGCGGGCTTCTCCGCCATCTTCCGCTTCGAGCCGGGGTAGTACTCGTCCGGCTCCGGCTTCGGGACATCCATGTGGATGGGGTCCGAGTCGGGGTCGCTGAAGTACTCGTCAACGAGGTCGCGAGGGCTCACTTCTTCTTCTCCGCCACGAACGCGTAGATGGTCTTCTTGGGGAAGATCGCTTCCACGTCGGCGTCGGTCAGAACCCCCTCGCGCAGGGCGACCATGACGGCTGCGTCGTCCAGCGTCATCACGGGCTTGAAGAGCCGGTCGTAGATGCCCTGCCGACGGGCGATGGCCTCCGCCGCCTCCTCGTCCACCTCGTTGGCGGTCTTGGACTGGCGGACGAACCGGACGATGCCACGGATGGCCTTGGGGAACTCGATGGTCTGGTGCTGACCGGAGGTGCCGTAGGGATCGCCGAAGACCTTCAGCGCGTCCATCAGGTCCTTCTTCAGTTCGGTCTCGCGATTCGCAATGCGAGTCTTCTGCTCGCGGATGAGGATCATCTCGCGGGCCTCACGGAGGAAGTTCTCGTAGTCCTCCTCCGACATCTGCTGATGCGGAGCAGGCGCTGCCTGCTGGTCTTCTGTGAAGTCCCGGATTCCGGGCTCTCTGGGTGTCATGGGTAGAACCTATCAGATAGGAAGGGGTGGATCAAGTACCTTCGTACGGCGTGTCGTCTTATGGTCAAAGCGTAGTGGAGCCGTCTGACATTGAGAGGGTCAGCACAGGACGTTCGAGGAAGGACCGCAGGGTGTCGAGGTCGGACCCAAGGGTGCCGTCCTCCAAGATCCCCTCGCCATCCACGAATGCCTCCGCGACTGCGTCCTTGTGACTGAGCATCTCGAACAGGCGCTGCTCGATGGTGCCCATCACGACGAAGTCCTGAACCACGACGTGCTTCCACTCGCTGCTGGCGCGTCGGATCCGCGCGTTGCGCTGCTTGAGCAGACCTGCCTGCCACGGCATGTCGTAGTTCACGAGGAGGTTGGCCTGCGGCAGGTCCAGCCCGTAGCCCCCGGCGTCGGTGGAGACGAAGACCCGGCAGCCCGGCTCCGTCTGGAACTTGACCACCGCTGCGTCGCGCTCCTTGGCCGTCATGCTCCCGGTGAAGACCACTGACCCCGGCAGGGACAGGTGGATCATCTCCGCGACATCCACGAAGGAGCAGAACACGACCGCCTTGTTCTTCTCGTCCCGTTCGAGGAACTCCTTGAGGTACAGGGCGAGCGCGTCGAACTTCAGAGGCTTCACCTCATCCACGGAGCCGTCGTTGACCAGAGCGCTCGCGTAGGAGGACCCACGATCATCGTCGGGATCATCGAAGCGGGCAGCCGACGAGTAGACGGCGACCGGGTGATCCAACAGCATCCGGGCAGTCTGGATCTTCGCCATCATCTTGCCGTCCGGGTGGTCCGGGTCCTCGAAGGCCCAGTCGTCGGGCATGGCGAGTCGCTCGCCGATCTTGTCGGCTGCCTCATCGAGATCCACCATGAGGTCGCCGACGATGCGGTCGTAGACCCGCTGCGTCTTGTTGTCCATCCAGATCTCGACCGGGTCCGGCGTGATCACGCTGGGAAGGTACTTGGACACCTCTGGATCGTTGACCGTCTTCCGCAGGAGGTTGGGCTTGACCCGCTTGTGGAAGTCCTTGATGTTCCGGTAGCCCTCCACCCAGCCAAGGGTGTTGCGGATCAGGTGCTTCTTCTCGAACTGCCACCACGGCCCCGGAATGTCTGGGTCAACCCACTCCAAGATGGAGTACAACTCCTCCGGCTTTCCATTCTCGATGGGGGTGCCGGACAGGGCGTAGCGGATTGGATATGACGACCGGACCCGCTTCAGTTCCTTTGTGCGCTTGGCCTTGAACGTCTTGATCGCCGTCGCCTCATCGAGAATGAGGAAGGCGTTGAGTTTCCGACGAGCGATCTCCTCGGCATCCCGGATGAAGGTGTCGTACGTCATGATCACGTAGTCCATGTGAGACACCGTCGCGTAGAGCATCTTGCGGACCTTGGGAGACCCGGACAGCACGCAACAGGTGGCAGTCGTGAACTTCGAGATCTCCCGCTCCCACTGGTACATCAGGCTTGCCGGGGCAAGGATGATCCCCGCTCCCATGACATCGCCCGACTCCCGCAACTGCTCAATGGCCCACAGGGTGGTCGGCGTCTTTCCGCAGCCCATCTCGAATGCGAGGAGGACGTTGGCTTCCAGCATCGTCTCTGCCGCCTGCTGCTGGAACGGATACAGGCTGTGTTCCTCACGCCACACTGACGACCGCCACCCAACCCATCAGGTCTACGTGGCTCTCTCTGTCCACCATGAGCAGTGCTCCCAATCCGCGACACCCGTCGCATCCTTGTTCCCTGCACCTCTCGTGTGGGACCCGCCGGACTCCGTCCTGACGCTTCGCCACAACCTCGAAGTGCTTGACCTCTCTGTTCACCAACCGCTTCGCGGCTTCTCTCCGTACTACTTCCACTCCGACCTTCACCGATCTGTCCTCCAGATCAGGTACTGCGAACATCCGGGTCTCCACCCGGAACTTCTCCATCGACGGGTGCCTGAGGATCTCCAGCCAGCGGGGCGCGTAGGCCCACTGTCCAGAGCAGGCTCTCCCAATGATCCACGGCACGTCAGATCCCGGCAGCGTCGAGCACGGCCTCGATGTCGTCGTCTGTGAGTTCACCCACGTCCTTCCCTGTGAACTCAGGGTAGGACTCGGTAGTGATGAACTCAGTTCGTACGCCGCTCTTGATCAGGGTCTTCTTCATCCGCTTCGTCTCCAGTGACCCGGCCTTGTCATTGTCGAGCCACAGGTAGACCTGATCGAAGTCAGCCTCGCGCAGCAGTTCCACCTGAGCCTCGCTCAAGAAGGAACCGCAGACGGCGATTGCAGGAACGTCCATATCTGCTAAGAGTACAGCATCAAGGGGAGATTCGACAACTACCACCCACTTGCGACCACGGACGGCCTTCCACCCGAAGAAGGTGTCCGACTTGGGGACCTCCCGTGGACGGTTGCGGAACAGGCGCGTGCGCTGGGACTTCTTCTGGTAGCCAAGGAGGCGGTCAGTCTCTGGGTCCCGTAGGGGGAGGATCCACGCCTCTCTGGCCTCGTCCCAGAGCACCTCGTACTTCGCCGCCGCAGCAGCGGAGATCCGACGGGCAGCGAGGGCCCACTTGGGCGGAGGGATGAACTCCGACAGCCACGACTCTGGGTGCCAGTTCGCAGTGCGAACAGGAGTGGTCGTCGGCTTGTCGATGACGATGGTGAAGTCCGGGTCCTCCATGAGGATCCGCTTGTGGGTCTCGAACTCGCTCTGGAAGCGACTCGCCTCCGTGTCGCCCTTGATGTCCCGGATGAGGGTGATCAGGTTGCCCTTGTAGTGGCAGGAGAAGCAGAAGTGGATACCGGTCTCCTCGTTGATGGACCACGAGGGGTTGCCATCCACCTTGCCCACCCGCGCCTCGTGTCCGGGGCACAAGGCGACCAACTCGTCGCCGTTCTGAGTCAGTACCTCGATGCCCAAGGACTCCATCGCCGCCGCGACCGCACCCTCAGGAAGGCTGTCCATCAGTCACCTCCGGACGCATCCACAGACGAGCGTTGCGGGCATAGACCCAGCCGTAGTGCAGTAGTAGTCTCATGCAATGATCCCCGATACTGAGCGTGCTTGGGCTGCTGGATTCTTCGATGGTGAAGGATCTGTCGCGCGAACTGTCGCCAAGAACGGACGTGTCGGCGTGCCTGCCGTCTCCATCACACAAGCCGGGGTGGACGGCATCCCCGACACGTTGCTGCGATTCTGCGCCGCCGTCGATGTAGATGCCGCCATCCGAGGACCGATCTACATACCCAACCGAAAGCCCCGCTACCAGTTGCAGATCAACGCGTACGCGAAAGTGATCATCGTCCGTGACGCCCTGTGGCCGTGGCTGTCCAGCGACAAGAGGTCCGCGTTCACGGCCCGACTGGACGAGTACGAAATCAAGCGCGCCAACCGTTGGCCTCGCAGTCTCCCGTGGACTCACTGCAAGCAGGGGCACCCGATGACTGACGACAACGTCTACGTCAATGCACATGGGGGCCGTCGCTGCCGCGAGTGCCAACTGGAAGCGTCTCGGGCCTATCGCGCCACCAAGCGAGATGGTTCTTCAAGTAGATAGTCCCGTAGGCTCCCGCCGAAACGATGAAGCCCCACTGCTCCGTAGCGATGGCGTAGGCCAGCCAGAGCACCTGAGCCCCCAGACCGATCAGCCATGCCCACGGCTTCTTCTGACCAGCGAAGTACAGGCCGGTGACACCGACAGCGGTCAGTACCCATGACCAGTACGGGCTCACTTCCCCACCTTGTCGATCAGGGCGAGGACGGCACGTAGAGCCATGTCGAACCCGTACCGTTCACCGGACGTGCCCGACAGGCTCAGCCCCTCCACCTTGGCCCTCAGGTCGGTGAGGACGATGGACATCTCAGCAGCGATTGTGACGGGCAGGATCTCCATGCCTTCGGCTATTACCCGCTCCCGCTCGTCGGCGCGGATCAGCGGCTCGACGGCGGACACCGCAGCCGCAGCGCAGGCGAACTGAACAGCGTCGGGGTCTTGGGTGTGGATGGCCCGCGCAGCGGCGTTGACCCACTCGGGGTTCGCGGTGCTCATGGGCTGACCCCTTCCTTGAGGTACAGGCACACGTCCGACGTGCTTCCCCCGATGGAGGTCCACGTCCCACCATTGGTGAGGCAGGCCAGTTCTGCCTGCTGACCGCGAGTGCCCGCGTCGTGTTGCCAGAAGTAGATCATCGCGGCGACTGCGCACACCACGACAGCGACGGACAGTGCCCACGAAGCAGCCACCACTCGCTCCGTGACGGTCTCCCGACGACGCCGTCGGTCCTCGTTCATCATGCTGGTCATCTCGCGCTCGTGCTTGCGCTCCGCCGCGATCCAGTCAGCGTCCTCAGTCATTGGACCTCCCACAACGAGGGCACTCATGCCCGACTGGGGGATTCCCCTTGCAGTGATCGCACACAGGTTCTCCCCCCAACAGGGACAGAACGTCGCCCCGCCAGATGGAGCCATCACCGCCCCACTGTCCATAGCCCTTGCCGCCCATCTTGGACTTCCGGCGGTGAGCGTCCGGAAGGATCTCCACCTTGGCCCGCAAGTCGTTGTAGATCAGCGGGAGCACGGCTGCCAATCCCGCGCTCCTCCGATCACCGGGCTCACCCTCAGGTGTAGCGAACCACGCATCGGCAAACGCGTCGAGCCACTCGGGCTTGATGTCATCTCTCGCAGTCATAGCGTTCCTCGTCCTTGATCCACTCGCACTGCTTGTGCGAGCACTCGTTGTTCTCCATGTGTCGGTGGTCGTATCGAGCGATGGCCTCTCTGAGAGTCACCCACTCCTTCTCCTCGGTCTGTCCGTGGATGTTGTCGGGGGTGAGTTCGTGCCACTCGCCTTCGTCACCCTTGATCTTGACCGACTTGCCGGTAGCCCAGCCTGCGATCAGGATCCCCAGTTCCGGAGCGGGTCCCGTCCTTCTCACGCCTCCGCCGCCTTCATGGCCTTGACGTATTCCAACGACATCCACACTCCGGAGCGGTGTTCTAGGCTCATCTGCTGCGTGGTACTCAATAGAACACCAAGTCCGTAGATGACCTCGTTGAACACGTCCTCGCGAACACTCGTCAGGAGTCGTCCATGCTCGTTGTCGCGGACCATGCCGATGAAGTCGCAGCGGCAGTCCACATGGCCGCGAGGTGTGTCTGTGCCGTGGAGGTGGCACAGCAGATCATGCTCGGTCATGTCTCCCTCTCAGTTGAACTCGGTCGGCCACAGGAAGCCGGACCGGTAGTAGCCACCCGTCGGGAAGTCCCCGTCCTCGGGCTGGTACTTGCGGAACATGTACTGCATCCGGCTGCCGTCGTCCCACGACTTGTGTGGCTTGAGGATCGCGACCAGCCTTCCGAACCTGCCCGGCTCCACCCCCGCGCTGACATCACAGCCCAGTCCAGCGGGCTCCCCTTCGCGGCTCACTTCGCCTCCTCGAACTGGTCGCAGCCACAGGACATGCAGACCCCAGCATGCAGGGTGTGGCCGCTGTAGGTGTGACCGCATACGCAGTGCTCGCTTCCTCGTCCAACCATGTCAGGTCTCCTCGATGGTGCCGGTGTCGTAGTCGAAGATGAGATCGGCCTGAGCCGTCCCGGAGTTGCGGGAGTCGAGGATCCTCAGGATGCGCTCGTAGGCGTACAGGGACTCGTCCTCTCCCTTGCCCGGTTGGATCCGCTCCAGACCCATGATCACGTCTGAATCCTGCCCGAAGGACGACGAGTAGCCAGCACTGGAGGTGGACAGTCGCGTGCCCTTGGACTTGCTCGCCAGTGCCTGCGAGTTGATGACGATGGGCTTGTTCAACTGCATCGCCAACCGCTTCAGGGCACGAGTGATGTTGGTGATGGCCTCCCACGAGTTCCGCTCACCCGTGACCTCGTCGGTCATCATGTAGATGCCGTCCACGAAGATCACTGCCGGGTCATGTCGGACCGCAGTGGCTTCTACTGCACTGACGGTCGCCCCAGACGCGACATCCATGAAGTGGAACGGCCAGTCGTAGTCAGATTGGGCCATATCCAACCACTCGTCGTAGCGCTTCTCCTCCAGCGGAGTCAGGTCGCCCTTCTGGAGGTGGCGGAAGTTGATGTGAGCCATCAGTGACTCCTGCCGCATCTCCAACTCACGAACGCTCATCTCGAAGGTGACGAACAGGATCGGCACCTTGTGGTTGGCGTAGATGTTGTTGCCCATCGTCAGGCACAGGCTGGTCTTGCCCACCTTCTGCTGGGCCAGCAGCGTGACCAACTGGCCGTTCTGGAGACCCAGCGTCGCGTCGTCAATCGTGGGGAACCCGGTGGAGTACCCCAGCAGACCGGTGGAGGTCTTCCTGAGGTCGTACTCCTTCCACCGCTCCTCCAGTCGGTCGTTGTCCATGGAGTCCACCAGATGGGTCGCCACGGGGGTGAACGACCGGATCTTGGCGAGCCCCGCCTCCATGCTGGCGATGGCGTCAGCGGTGCGACTGTCCTTGAGGTCGTCCGCGACGTTCAGCGAGACCTCCTTGGCGTGCATCCACTGGGCGTGTTCGGCACAGGTGTCGAGCAGGTAGTCCATCGCCTCTGGGATGGAGACGATCTTGTACTTCGTTCCGAAGTGGCTCTGGAAGGCCACCTTGGTCGGCACCTCGCCGTACTTCTCGTGGTGCTTGAGGATGAAGTCCAGCGCGTCCTTATGCTCTGGGCCGTAGAACCACTTGGAGGTCATCCCCCGGTCCCTGACCGCCGTGATGTCCCGCTCGGTGATGATCTTGGCGATGATCCGGTTCTCGTTGGAGAGTGCCACGGGTTACCTCAACTCCTGCATGGTCAGTCCACGACCGCCGTAGTAGGCGGAGCGTTCCGGAACGTCAATGACTCCGAGTAGGTCAGGTCGGTAGTCCATCAGCCCCACCACGTCGTTGATGTTCTCGAACTCGATGAAGTCGCTGAACGGGTTGGCTGCCTTGATCAGTGAGTCCCAGAGTCCCGGTGCGTCGTCCTCACCCACGAAGATCAGTTCGAGCCGGACCCCGTACCGGGAACTCCACCGCCACAGTTCACTCATGACCCGCAGGTCTGGGGCGCGGGTGATGGTGATGGTCTCCGTCTTTCGGAACCACCCCGCCTTCTTCACCTCACTGGACTCCACCTTGGTGAAGACCAAGTCCGACAGGACCCAGTAGCGATGGGTCGGCGCTGCGCTCAGGTCGTTGTCCTTCACAGCGCGAACTCGACTGGAAGGAACTGGCGGTGGATGTAGCCGGAGAGGGCATCCCCATGCGCCTCTTCCCAATCGTCCGGGTGGCGGTTGCTGGTGAGGATGGTCGGGTAGCCATTGTCCCCGCGACGGCGGAGGGTCCGCTGCAACTCCGTGATGTTGAACTCAGTGGCCCGCTCGCGGCTGATGTCGTCCAGAATGAGGAAGTCCGCCCGGTGGACCGCCGGTCCGTTGGGCTTCATGAACTTCTTGACCTCCTCCGCCGCCATCTCGTCCTCCTCGCTGCGACTCGCACTGCGAAAGAGCGCGCTGGCCTCCTGCCAGTCCACGAAGCGACCCATCGCTGCCCCGTGCCATGTGTAGTTGTGTCCGGTGGGGTCGGTGTTGGGGGTCTTCAGTCGGACCGCCCGCAACAAGGTGGCAGCCGCCACGGTGGTCTTCCGCCCTCCGGGCTCGCCCCAGAAGACCAGACCAACGCCGCACATGTCCTTGTCCAGCCGGTCGAAGGTGGGCCGGTAGACGTAGGGCATGTTCGCCAACCACGACTCCACCTCATCTGGCAGATCGTTCTGCATCGCGACCGCGTGCCGGATGTACTTCAGCGGGACGCCCATATGGTCGAGAAGTTCCTCGTCGGAGAGGGAGTCGATCAGGTGATCGGTCTCATAGCCATCCGGCCTGTACCAGTACCGCTTCTTCTTCTGGGTCTCAGTCATTCGTCATCATCCTTCGATACTCCGAAGCGAGCGAGAAGATCGCCGCTCAGTTCCTTGCCCTTCTGTGTCGTGGTCTTGCGCCCGTCTCGAACGGCACGGGTCGTGTCTCTGGCCTGAATCTGCAACTGGGGGACCATCTGCCGGAACAGCGAAGAGAGATCCCACTCCCGGACCTTGGTCCGGGCCACGTCCCCGTGACGGACGAAGAAGGTGCGGATCAGGACTTCGATCTCCGCGTTGGTCATCCCGTCATCATCCCGAAGGGACCGGAAGGTGTGGTTCAGGTGACCCTTGTTGTACCTCCCGGTCCGGACCCCAGCCCGTGCCCGCTCCTGCTCGAACCGGTAGAGCAGCCAGTCGTTGGTGCCGACCGGGGGGACCGCCTTGAACGGCAACTTCCGCTTCGGATTCCGCGTGACATCCATTTCCGGCATGTCCGCGTCCTCGCTGAGGTTCCCGATCTTCACGTCTACTCCTTCGCCGGGCCCGGAGGGTCCGGTGCTTTTCGGTTCCACTGACGGTTCTACTGACGGTTCAGTGACGGTTCTATATGCAAGGGACACCCGTGTCCCTTCTGACGGGACACCCATGTCCCCTCTCAAGGGACTCCCATGTCCCTTCTCAAGGGACACCCATGTCCCCTCTCCGTTGGATACGAGAAGACGGTACCGACGCTGACGGTGGCGGTAGGACCGCTCCAGATAGCCGTCATCGCACATCTGCTTGATGGACCTCTTGACGGTCCGCACAGTGACACGGGCCTCTTCGGCAATGAGGTCCTGACTGGGCCAGCACATGCCGGTGTTCTTGTCAGCGTGGTGCGCGAGGACCATGTGGACGGCAAACGTCGCACCTGTGTAGGGAGACTCCTTGATGGAGTACTCGACCCAATCGTGGCTCAATCTCTTGCCTCTCATTTCAAGGGAGAGGCCACCTGTTGTACGATGCTCTTGCACATCGCACTGGAGGTGGACTCTCCAGTTTCGACTGCGAACCCGGCGTCAACCGGGCCCAGTCTCTGAACCGCCCTTCGGGAAACCGGGGGGCGGTTCTCTTTGGGGCTGGGCACACCCTACACCACGCCCCCTCCGTATCTGTCAAGTAGGGGTCGTATCGGTGCGTCGCCCATACCACAGGGACCTCGTTGGATATGCAGGTCAGTGATGCCGTTATCAGTCTTATTAGCGACACTTCCGCATCGTCGCAGGTCAGAGGCCGGTTTTTAGTCCAACTTCTATTTGTTGTGGGGCCCGAATCTGGCCTCTTTCCAACAGAGGTCTCTAGAGGCCCCTAGAGCGCCGGGTATCCACGACCAGTGGGGGAGGCGTGGCGAGGCGCTCCCCGACGAGGATCAGGATCAGGACGATGAAGGCCGACGCGGTTGCAGCGACAACCAACATCCACCCCGAGTAGTCGAAGAGCAGAGCGCCCCCGACGGACAGCAGCAGAGCCACCACCCCACGGAGCATCGGGTAGTTCAACCAACGGTCCACGAAGGACACGACGAATGACGCGGACAGGGCAACGATCAGTAGGTCAGTCAGCACCCTTGGAGTCTAGGTGAGCGCCAGAATCTTGGTCTCTCCAGTGGCCCCGACGTAGGGCCTCCAGTAGGAGCCAAAGAAGATCTGGTGCGGACGACCTGCTGGCTTGGCGTAGCCGATGTTCTCGTGCAGCCACTTGGCCCGCAGTACCCGGTCGAAGTAGTAGTAACTGGCGCTGTTGTCCGTGACCCCCTCCCACAGGAAGTCATCGAGCGCGAGGCTCTCTGTCATGCCCCCATCGAAGTAGGCGCACACCGGGTACTCCGTCGGGTCCAGCATGGTGGCAGACAGACGCAGGCCATTCGCATTGCGAACTTCGACCGTGACCTCGACCCACCGCGCCCCCACGAAGGAGATCTGCCCCTCCTCCTCCAAGATCCGGGCGTAGGTGTGGATGAGGTTGCGGTGCCAGTCCCCGTCATCTTCGATGGTGGTCCACTCCCCAGTGACACTGGCAATTGCGGGTCCCCGCCCGATGTCCTCGTAGAACGGGGCGATGGAGGGCGCTGGGGAGATGAGGGTCCAGACCCGACCCGTGGTGCTGTCGAGCAGCGCCGGGACCCCTGAGGGCGCTGTGGCAGGGCTGGCAGAAGTGGGCAGGTTCTGGTACTGAGGTCCAGCAGTCAGGTCGGTCTGATCCGTGGAGTAGTAGGCGGACATCAACAGACGGACCTCACCCACTCCCTTCGCGTAGACGCTGAACGTGGCCTCAGGACCACCCCTCTTGGGATCCCACTGGTTCTCCTGAGTTCCGACCAAGGGCCCCGTGTAGACCATTCTCTTGAGGTGACCCGCGCCGTCGCACACGATGGACTTGCCCACCCACGACACCGCAGCGTCCACGGCTGTGCCCATGCCCCAGACAGTCCATCCGGTGAGGTTCGCGCGGAACGACGGGTTCGGGATTAGGTTGTAGTGCTGGGGGAGCAGGGTCAGCATGATTGACCGAGCATCCATCGCCATGAAGTCGCGATAGGGCGGGGTGTAGACGATGACTGCGGGAGGGCCTGTGTGCTCAGACTCGTCGCCGTACGGCCCTAGGCCGATGGCTCCGGTCGAGGCGGCTAGGACATTCACCACTGGTACGGCCCCCTATAGGCTCGAACGAGGACATTCCATGAGCCCTCCATCAGCAGGGTCAGGTCACTGTACCTCCACGTACCAGACGTGTTCGGGTCCTTCAGGAGGTGCCCGGACCAGCGCCCGTATCCTGCGGCTCCGTACCCGTTGGTGACGTTGTCGGACCGGTGCAGGACGATCCCGTTGACGGCAGTTCCCTCGTCCCATCCCCGGAGCAACTTCGTCCCGAAGGAGGCTGGAAGAGGGTAGGACTGCCTGACCTCCCCAGCCTTCATTGCCGGTCCTCCGGAGTACTTGCTGTAGGTGGGAGGCTGACCGCTGTTGAACGGGTTGGCCTTCGTCAGGTGCCAGACCATGTCCTGAGCAGCGATGTTGCCGGGATCCGTGTGCCGGTAGGCGCGGCGGAGCGCCACCATGCTCATGACGATGTTGTCTCCGACTCCAGCACCATGCTTGGCGTTCAGAGCGTCACGGAGATCGGAGGCGGTGTAGACGACGGTCCCCCAGTAGCGTCGAGTCTTCCCTGCTTCAAGGTTCGAGGACGGGTTCGAGGCACCGTGCCAGTTGTCACCCGGCCAGTACCCCTGATACAGGTGTGGATTCCGGTCCACGATCCCGTTCTCCCGAGCCCACCTCCACTGGATGTCCGGTCGGTAGGATCCCCACTCACGAGGCTTCCATTGGATCTGCTCGTCTCCGCCCAAACGTCGTATCTCTCCCCACCCGGTGGCCCACTGGAGACGGTTCGAGTCAGGGCCCTCCAGACCAGAGGCGTTCTTCCCCCGGACGAAGTACCAGTACGCCGTGTCCTCATTGAGCCCAGCCACGCGGTACGTGGTCGCCATGCCCACGTTGACGACCCCAGCCGGGCCCTCCCCGTTCCTTCCCCAGTACACGTTGTAGGAAGTGGCCGATGAGCCTGCCGGATTGGTCCACGCGAGGTCGAGCCACGCGTTGGTCTGGGCGGGGGTACGCAGATCGATCACAGCAGCCGGAGCAGGGTTGGCTGGGGTGGTGAAGGTCTGATCGCTGTCGGGGGTCTGACCCCCACTGAACAGGTTGACCTTGATCCGCACTGTGTAGGTGGTGGTCGCGGACAGTCCAGTGATCCACCCCGTCGAGGTGTCGTCTGGGATGTCCAGATCGGAGCGTCGGACGAACGCACCACCGCCGGTCTTGAGGTAGACCTCGTAGGCCCCGACGTGGTCGAAGTTCTGACTGTCGAAGATCTCGATCATCACCCGGTCGAAGGCCAGATTTCGCAGTGCGAAGTCCACCGGCCCGATGGGAGCGTTCAACCAGATCCACTGTCCGTTGACCCAGTTCTTCACCGGGGACTTCTGCCACACGGGGGTGGTGTTCGGGGTGGTCTGGATCGTCTCCCCGATGTAGGTCGGTCCCTGATAGATGCTCTGGGGCATTCAGATCACCCGAAGGTCTGGATGTGGATGGTGTTTGCTGCGGGGGCCACAGGCGCGGTGTTGGAGACGACGATCTCCCTGCCGTTGATGAAGAACCTCCCGGTGACCTTGAGGTCTCCGAGAACTTCGAGGGTGGCCCCTACCGGAATCCGGAGGGTCCCCTCGACGGTCAAGACCTTGGTGGCCCCGGCGTGGGTGACATCCCCGGTGAAGGTGTCGCCCGCCTTCTTGGCGTAGACCGAGTGCGGGTCGGCGGCGTTGACATGGTCCGACAACTTCCCGTCGGTGTATGCGTTCGCCTGCGTCAGGATCTCCGGGTGAGCACCCACGGCGTCGTCGTGGTCCTGCACGAGCACGTAGTCCACGACCGTCGCTGCGTGAACGACCTTGCTGTTCACAACGTGTGTCTTGGAGGCGGTGGTTCCTTCGGCTCCGCGCTCAATCGTCCCGGTGAGAGCCCCCGAGGTGTAGGCAGTGAGGTAGATGATCTCCGACAGCCGGTAGTTGGCGTCCAGAATCGACAGGGCGATGTACTCGTTGGCCTGAAGGGTCGCAATGGGAGCGCCGCCATCCGCCGAGAGCACAGTCGTGAACTGGATGGTGGTCACACCCGGATTGAGTTGGAGAGCGAGGTACGTCTCCAGACCGTCGTACCGGAGCCGCTTGGCGGTGGTCACATTCACTGGCATCGCTCATCACCCATCATCTACGACAAGAAGGTCTATGGAACAAGGATTGCTCACCTGAACCCACGGCACCGCGTAAGCGAAGCCGGTTTGCCCCAGAGACACGGCGCTGGCGTCCGGTGAGCCGTACCACGCCCACTCCTCCGTGATGGGCTGTGCAGCGAGGACGGTCACGTCCCTCAGGTAGACCCCAAGGTGGTCATACAGTTTCAGCCCCAGCGTGATGGTGCAGGCGGTAGCGCTGGGCTTGTACGCGTGGATTCCCATGCGAGCCTTCGTCCACGTCGCCACAGGGAGCCCGTACTGGACAGGGTCCGCCAGCCCACAGGTATAGGTGCCAGACGCGGTCAGGTAGGCGAACCAGACTGCCTCGACATTGGGGTACAGCGCCGGGGGCTTCCCCAGCCAGTTCTCGTACTTCCGCAGTTGGATGTTGGCCGAGTTCGCCCACTTGGTCCCCACAAGAGACCCCGACTCGAACGAGGAGTCGTTGATGTCGAGCATGAGGTTGTTCGAGATCTCGGCACGCACGTCGCATCCGGAGACCCCACCAGCGAAGGTCTGCACGAAGTCCAACGACCCAGACACCGGACCCTCAAGAGCGTCGATGGCGTACCTCATCCGGCCCAAGCCGAGTGTGGGGTCGTAGGGGTACCCGAGAGACTCCACCATTGGGGGGAACATCTGCGGAGGAACCCGGATCGGGTCCCAGTAGAACTGAGCCGCTTCCCCCATCGTCACGACCTTGTCCAGAAGGGCACCGGGGGTCTGAAGGAACTGGACCAGATCGTTGTCCTGCTGGGCGGGAGAGATGGTTCGCTGGAGGTCTCCGATGGACACACCGGGGAGCAACTCCGGAAGGCGCAGGGCCCAGTCATAGTCAGCGATGCTGACCTCAAACACCTCCCCGGCGTAGATCCACACCCGGTTCGGGTCGAGGACGAAGGCCGTGTAGTAGACCCATTCCCCCGGCGGGGGTTGCGGGTCGCGGTACACCGGCTGACCGGTGGTCTGGTACGCGTACTGGTCCCAGACTCTCCCGACCGTCTCCATCATGATCTGGCCCTCTTCACGGCGACGCACTGGAGACCGGGTGCTCCGCACGAGGGAGAAGTGGGACCAGTCCCCCTCCGGCCACGTCCACTCCACGCTGATGACGAACCGGGGGTTCTCCAGATCGACGTGTGGATCCGCCCACGCGTAGGCGTCCATCGGCAGTGAGGAGTAGGTGGTCATGCCGTGATGCCCCCGGACATGGTCAAGGTCAGGAGCGGATTGCCCCCCTCCAGACCGTCGGACAGGAAGTACGGGACTGCGTTGATAGCCACCTGATCCATCGTGATGACCTCAATGTCCGGGTCCACGAAGGCCAGACTCAGCCGGGTGATCGACACGTAGTCCAGACCGTCGATCTGGGCCAACTGGGAGTAGAGCGTGTGGACCGTGATGGTCTGGTCGAAGTCCGTGTTCTGGTAGCGGAAGAAGTAGTCCAACTGAGCCTTGACCGCTGCGCTGACCTCATCCTGTCGGGCGGTGGCGGTGCAGTGGGCGGTCATGGACAGGAAGATCGGGACGTAGGACGCGGAGAAGACCTGAATGGTCACGCCTGCCATTGCCCGCTGCTCAAGGTAGTAGGTGACTGCATCGTCCAGAGCCTGCGTGAGCGGCGGACGCTTCGTTCCGTCATCCACAGGAGCGACGTACACGGTGACCGAGGAGGCGTTGTTGCCCACCGACTTGGCCTTGTCGATCTCCGGCACGCCCGTGACCACGAGGGACTCGTAGTCCCCCAGCGTCACCGCCCGGTCGCGAGACCGGTAGGACTTCGCTGCGTTGGACCGGATGCTGGCGAGACTCTCTGCGTTCAGTCCACCCGTGGCGGGCTCCGGGTTGGAGACGCTGACTCCGTACATCACCGGCTCGATGATCGTGTTGATGGTGTTGGCCGGGACGTTGCCCTCCGTGCCCCCGCCAACCCGGTAGGTGGCCCGGATGACCGCGTGCAGGGGAGGCACCTCGCCGTGCAGGCCATCTCCGAAGCGGACGACGGTGGAGCCGTCGGTCTGCGCAATCGTCTCGAACTTGTTGTCGGTCGGAGTGGCGTAGTCCTGAAGGGTCGGGACCTCCTCCCACTCCATGGTGACCTCACCCAACTGGGTGGTGATCCGGATCGTGTTCTCCAGAACGGAGGTTCGAGGGAGGAAGAACCGCTGTCCTACGAAGCCATTGGAAATGCCCACTGTCTCGTCTGTGTAGGTACGACCTTCTACAGCGGGCACGTCTTCGAGAGTGGTCTCTGAGGTGGCGGAAGCCGGAGGCAGGGTGTGGTCGGACTGGACCTCGAAGTTCTTCAGGATCGCGCCGGACTGTCCGGGGACGCTGGCCTGCACGCGGGTCCCAGCGGGGAGGATCACCTCCGCCTGAGTCGCATTGCGAAATGTCAGGTTGACCTCCGAGGGCACCGCGCGCCGGGGGGTGTAGTTGAACATGGCCGCGATGGCGTACAGAGACTCCCGCTGGACTGCCGTGGGCAGGTACGCCTCGTTGGCTACCCGGTCGAGGTAGTAGTGCAGACCGTCCACGGCGTAGGAGAAGCCCTCCACGAGGGCAACGCCGAAGTCAGACGGGTTCTCTGCCGTCCACGTAGGGATCCGGGCCCTGATGAGGCGGATGAGATCCGCGCGGATCGACTCGTAGTCCCGACTCGTGTAGTCGATGACGGGCAGGAGCGGAGAGACAGCCATCAGAACCCCTCGTTCGTGTAGATCTCAGTGCCACCGGGCAGTTGCGTACCGACGCGAACAGTCATGTCCACCTCGCTGTCATAAGCGCCGAACCGAACTTCGACATCCACGTAGGTGGGACGGTCAGGGCTCCGCGTGATCGTGATCTCCCGTGGCTCGTAGTCCGGGAACCACTTCTTGAAGGCGTTCTCGACGGCCTCTGGCATCGCCGTGTCCAGATCTCCACCGACGGAGTAGATCGTGTTCATGATGTCCACGCCCCACGTCGGACGCATGACTCGCTCGCCGATCATCGTGCCCAAGCAGAAGACGATCATGGAGCCGACCGCTTCCGTCGGGTTGTCCGTGACGGCCACTGATCCTGACTGGATGGTGAAGGGGAACTTCACTGCGAGGCTCATGCGGACACCTCCCGGTCTTGGATGGGAACGGTCATGACCTGAGCCTTCCATCGTTGATCTGGCACGACAACGCTTGCGCCCGCCCCTTCCACGTAGGGGCGAGAATCGATGATCACCGGGTAGGGGCGACGGGCCCTACGACTCTGCTTGAGCAGAGTGTTGATATCCAACTGGGAGTCCCGAGACTTGCTGGAGTGGTCCAGCCCATCCGACCCAAGGATCATCTCAGAGATGTAGTCCCCGCCGGTCACCGTATGGCGGACCGAGCGGACTACCCACGTTCGGTACTGGTTGTCGTTGAAGATCCGGTACACGTCGAAGGGCTTCTTCCGGTACGCCGCCCGGAAGGTAGCCCGCGCCTCATAGGGGAACTGACGACGTGTGGTCACGCCTGCCGCGCGCAACTCACCCTCCAAGTTGGAGGTCACTGACCGCGAGGAGTCGATCTCCTCGAACACCCCGGCAACGGGGACGATGTTCCTCTGGTCCACCAGTTCCACACTGATCGGGTCCACACCCTGCACGGACGACACGGTCAGAGGCTCGTCCCCGGTCGCAGAGTAGGACTCCTCGAAGGAGAGGACGTTGGCGAGCGGATCGAGGGTTCCGGCGACGCTGGTCTTGGCGTTGAAGGAGTACCGGTAGTTCTCCGCCAGCACGTCCTTCAGGGGGCGGAAGACCAAGGTGACCCCATCCATCAGGAGGACGTACCCCCACTGCTCCGCGAGACGGGACAGGAGAACCCAGTCGGAATCACCGCGCTGGAGGATCTGGTCATGGATGTAGGGGTGCGGATCGGTCTCCACTTGGAACCGGTAGGTGTCCCCGATCTCCTGAGCGACGTTGTGGATCCCGACGTTCGTGAAGGTCCGCCCGCTCTCGTTGACCATCGGGTAGGCGGCAGAGATCGCGACGATCTCCGTGCGCTTCGTGATCCCGTCGGTCACTGGTCGGAACGAGTGGACGTACCCGACGAACTCATCGAACCTCAGTGATGACCCCCACCGGACGAAGATCGGGCTGCCCGCCCCCACGTACTGGTTGATGTCGTCGTAGGACACCTTGAGGGTGATCCTCGCCGTGTCCATCTGGTACTCGTGACGCAGCACCACGAGGTTGGTGATGTCGAGCCGGTCAAGCGGTGTCAGTGGGAACGAGACCCTCGTGGGGAAGAGGCTAAACATCGGCGGGTATCCGGATTTGCGTCCCCGGTCGTATGTCCGAGGGGTTCTGGATGATGGGGTTCGCGTCCATGATCTTCCACCACAGGAGCGGATCACCGAGGTACCGCGAGGCGATGCGATCCAGACGGTCGTACTCACCCCATGTGTAGAACATGGGCTGGATCGTGACGGTAGCGAAGTTCCGGCGAACGGCGACCGTGCCGTCCTCCTGCGGGATGATGGATCCGTCCACGTAGCGCGAGCGACTGGTGATCATCAGCGGACCCTTCCGGTGTTGTTCGCGAACTGTGGGATCCGGGAGGTTCCGGACACTCGCTCTTCGTAGTGAAGATGAGGACCAGTCGATCTCCCGGTGCTCCCGGACTTGCCGATGTAGTCCCCAGAGTTGATGGATGCGCCCTCCCGAAGACCTGAGTTGATGGCACTCAGGTGGGCGTAGATCATCTGGACGTTCCCGTACCGCACGAACACATGCTTCCCGTACGAGTTGGTGAGGTACCGGATCCTCTCGACCACCCCACCATGCGTCGCGTGGACAGATGTCCCCGTGGGGACGGCGTAGTCCCACCCGTTATGGCCCGAGTACCCATAGAACCCAGTCGTGACCCGATTGTGGCCGGGCACGGGTGCATCCCGATTGTTCCCAACAGAACTGTCTCCGCTACCCGAGTTCGGATCAGCCGGGGAATCCGTCGCGTCGGAGACCATTCCGGGGAAGGCAGCCTTCGCCTGATCGATGGTCATGTCCACATGTCGGCGGAAGGTGATGTCCGCCCGAGTGCGCACCGGGATCATGTTCCCGAGGAACATCTCGTCCTTCCACGTCACTCCCATGACGAAGCCGTAGAAGTTGACTCCTGACCCGAGGATGAGACGTGCGTTGCTGGGCATGAGGACCCCGATGTTGGCGGTCTTGCCCCGGTCGGTGAGGTTCCAGTCGCCGTTGCAGACCTTGAACAGGGCCTCCAGATCCCAGTGGGTTCCGTACCGGAGGATCCCATCCCGGTCTGACTTGCTGAGGCTGGGAGAGTACTGGTTCTTCCCACCATTGGGTATCCCTGAGGCGATGTCCGGAAGCCGGTCCAGCAGCACGGTGAAGGAGACGGTCTGGAAGTTCTGGCTCACACCCGAGACGACCTGATTGGTTTCACTGCGGGGGTCGATGACGAAGGAGTCGTTTCGCGATGCAGCCGTCGAGATCGTCGTCGGGTTGTAGAGGAACCGGAATCCCCATCGACGGGACATCTGTCCAGCAGGTCCGGGGACGACAGAGTGCTGGATGATCCGACCCAGACGCAGGGTGCCCAGACCCTCCTTAGCCCACTTGTCCGTGTAGCCCGACGGCGCAGTCTTCTCGTCGTAGAACTGGGAGGCGGTCTGCCCCACGTTCCCCATGTCCGGGCGTACCGAGAGGTTCGCGCTGTGCATCGGGGGGTTGAACCGGAATGTCTTGTGAGAGATGTCAGCGGACTTCTCTGCGTCTGACGCTGGGGTTACCTCCGCCGCCTCCGACTCTACGATTGACCCTCCGGGATCGACTGGCATCCTCATCTCATCACCACGTCTTCGCGACCTGCTTGTAGGAGCCGTTCTTGTAGACCGACCATGCCCCGTAGCCCTGACTCTTGTAGATCATCCGGGCTGCTCGCGCATTGGTCGCAGGATCGAACAGTTGCTCGTTGTTGGAGATCCCCAACGCCTTACGCCGGGAGGTCCCCATGGACCCGAGCATGTTGATCTGCCACAGTCCATACGAGTTGTCCCCGGTGCCCGCGTTGCCGTTGTGGGCGTGCGTGTTCCAGTTGGACTCCCTGTTGGCGATCTTCGTCATGGTGTCCGCCTCCGTGGAGGAGAACCCCGCGCCCTTCGCGTAGTCATAGACGGACTTGCCCGTCAGGGACTTCCCGTACCCGCCGACACTGGAGGGCGGATCGACAGTGCTGGTCTCTGCTCCACCCTCCCGAGTGATCCCGTAGGACTCCAGCCTCGTCTGATCTGAGGGGGCCATGTTCAGGAACCGGGCGAAGGTGATGTTGACGTAGGAGACGGTGGGAACCAAGTCCCCCGAGAAGAGGGTGTCGGTCACTGCCACGCTGACCAGAGCCCCACGAGAGGTATAGGGGCCAAGGACCAGTCGGCAGGGGTTCGGTAGAAGGACTCCGATGTCTCCAGTCTTCTGTCGGGCCCTCGTGTTGTGAACCCCGCTCGCGCAGCGGTACAGAAAGTCGAGGTCGTAGTGGGTCCCTCGCTCCTTGATCTGCTTCAGATCATCCTTCGAGATCTGCGGGGAGTAGTCCGAGGTCGTCGCCTTGCTGGTCACATCAGGGATCCGGTTGAGCATCACCTCGAACGTGATCGTCTCCAGACCGCTCTGGAGGACAGCAGTGTTGGTAGCCCGCTGGTCAGGGATGAACGACGTTCCCACGTTCAGGGTCCCGCTGAGTTCCGCCGGGTTGTAGAGGAACCGGAAGCCGTACCTCTTGCCACCCTCGATGATCCCCCGAGTGATCGCCATGTCGTCCATGACGATGCGACCTAGTCGGAGGTTCTCGAACCCCGTCTTGCCGTTCCCGTTTCGCACTGCGAAATCGGAGTCGTAGGTGTTGTGCTCCTCGTTGTAGAACCGGGCGAAGGAACTCTTCGGGGAGGCCCCAGTCAGGTCCGGACGCACCAGCCGCGACATCTTGTGCATCGGAGGGTTGAACCGGAAGGGGAGACCCGACGCATCGAAGTTCTGGATCTCCGCCGTACCGGTTCCGCCCGAGGCATCACTGGTCCCTGTAGTAGGACCGGCTGTGGGTGAGTAGGAAGGGCTCGTGATCGTGATGCTGCCCCCGCCAGACGATGGGTTGTCACGCATAGCCCATCCTCCCGGACCCAATCGACATGAGTTCCCGGTCATCCTCGATCAGTCGCTTGACCTTCTGAGCGAAGTACACAGCCTCTTGGTCTGACGCCTTCTGGATCGTCAAGTTGATGTTGACGATGGTGCCTTCCTTCTTGGCTACCGGAGAGGTCTTTCCCACGGCCAGTTCCTCGCGCACAGCCGTGGCGATCCGGTTGGGGACCACCATCTCGCCGTAGTGGATCTGAGCGACCTGATCTGACTCCACGAACCACTCGCCCTTGGAGTAGGAGCCGTACCCGGAAGCGCGGGGGACGTAGGGCTGGGTTGCGATGGCCTTGTTCGCGTCGGCTCCCTTGTGCTCGTCGTAGTCGGTGAACCTGTTGACCGCCCACTTGCCCGCTAGACCGACACCAGCCACCGTTCCCGCAGCGACAGCGCCGACAGCCAAGACAGGGGCAGCAGCCGCGAGGGCAGACCCGGCGACTCCGCTGGTCGCAGCCCCAATACCAAGGCGGGCCAGCATGGACTTCCCGAACGCTCCCATGATGAAGGACGTGAACAGTCCGGGTAGCCCGGTGAAGAAGGAGGTGACTCCGTCAGTGGCTCTGGGGAGTTCCGTCTTGAAGACATCCATCTGGTTCGCCATCGTGGTGTAGGCCCCGACCATGTCCCGCAGGGGGCCCTCCAGTTCCGTGAGGAGGTCCACCGCGTTGGTGATGTGCTTGGCAGCCTCCTCGATGCCAGCGGTGGCGTCGTTGAGGTACTCCGCCCCCATCGCCATCTTGGAACTTTCCAGCCCTCGCGTTCCCTCCATGCCCTGCGTGTACTCCGAGCCGAGACCCCCCGCCTTGCCCTTGACCTGATCTTGGACTTGGTTCTCCTTGAGAGGATCCCCACCCTGACGAGCCCGGATGCGCAAACCCTCGATGACCATGTTGACGGCGTTCTGGTCCCCGCCGTACATCTGTTCCAGTTGGGCACGTCCCGCTGACCCCGCGCCGTAGTTGATATCGATCTGGTCGAGGGCCTGCTTCTGTCCCATCCCCTGAATCCCAGCGGATCCCCAGAGTTGGTTGACCTGACTTTCGATGCCGAGCAACTCCCCGGTCACTGGGTTCCTCGTTGCCACCCCGGCAGCCATGGAGGAGTAGTACGCCTGAGCGGAGTTCATGGACCCCATGACGCCCGGCACCATGGACTGATCGATCCCAGCCATCCCCGCAAGGGTGTTGTACCCACCAATCTGCGAGGCAGCCCTCTGCTCCCCACCGGCCAGACCCACCATGCCCATGCGCTGGGTGCCGTAGACCATGGTGTTCATGAACGCTTGCTCGTTCTGCACGTTGAACTGGTTGCGAGCCGTGTTCATCATGTTCTGGAAGGTGCCGAACGATCCGGTGGCCTGAGCCATCCCGAATCGGGCACCCTCCATGTTCAGAGCACGCTCTGGACGCATGACCAGATCAGGCAGGCCAGCGAGGGCGATGCCGCCCGCGAGGGTCCCTGCGCCACCGAAGCCGCCGAGAGCCCCAGCGAGCGCCCCGCCGCTGAAGGCAGCGCCGTATCCCATGCCCTTTGCCCCGCCCAACTGGGACGAGATCGCGCCCAGAGAGGATCCGGTGAAGGCAGGGGCTGCGTCTCCTGTGCCTCCCGAACCCTTGTCGGCGCTGCCCGCTCCCCCGCCGCCTAGCGAGTGCTTGGACGCCTTGCCCAGATGCTGCTCGATGTTCTTGGCGGACTTCTCCATCGCCGCCATGTCGGACTTGATCTGGGACGTGACCTTGGCGAAGGCTTCAGCGGCGTCGCCAGTGCTGCTCATCCCACTGAACGTCGCGTCCTCAGACACGATTCACCTCCCGCATTCGACGCCATCGAAGTATCTCGAACCAGTTGTTGCGTTCCCGGCTGGTCAGGTCCCTGATCTCACTCAAGGACCAACCGGGGTACTTCCGAGCCAGTGCGTCATACAGGAGAGTCAGTGATCCGTAGGAGTGCTTAGTTCCATTGAAACAGGGCGGCAGCGTTGAGAGGGAACCCCTGCTCGTGGCTGCAAGTGGGGCACTTGATCTTCACCCCCTGAAGGTCTGGCCCCACCCGTCGTTCCTGAATTGAGTCCAGCAGTGCCCGCCTGTCCGCCAGCGGGATGTCCCGAACGGTGTCCCGGCCCAGCACCGGCATCCCGTCGATCTGCTGGATGCTGTCGTGCAGCACCTCTGTGTTGATGACTGCGATGGACTTGCCCTCGCCCATCAGGTCGAAGATGGTGCGCTGGGTGGCCCCGGAGTAGAGGGTCATCTCGTAGACGTGACGCCGACCTTCGACGGTCCACGCAAGATCCTCCGGATTCGCAGTGCGAACAGGGAGATCCTTCAGGATGTTGACCGTCACCTCGTAAGAGGAGCCACACCCCTTGCAGGTCGGCTTGAGTTCGAGTTCCTCCCCGAAGGTGACTGCCCGGACGGCCAGAAGGACGGTGTCCCAGTCACCCCCGTACAGGCTGTCCAGCCGCTCAGGTGTGGCTGGGTCCGGACCCAGCCGAACGACTCCCCGCTCGATCATCGCCACGAGGGAGCGCCCGACATCGGGAATCCGAGCGAGCGCCTCCTCGTCGCGACCAGTCAGTTCGCGGACCTCGAACTCCTTGGTCCACTCCCCGTCGTCTGTCATGTAGCCAGCGGCGAACCTGAACACCGGATCCGGCGGACCCACAATCGGGGGGCCGTCTGGGGCTTCGAGTGATCCCCGGTTGGCGTCCTCGATCACCTTCTGGATCGATGGATCGTTGATGCTCATCGTCGTCATCTGTGCTCCCTTGTTGTGTGCCTAGAGAAGGAACTGGCTCGACCCCACGGCCTTCTGGGTGCCGATGTTCTTCTCCCAGTACATGTCCAGACCCTCGTGGACCAGAGTCATCTGCTCCACCATGATGGCGTTGTCGCCAGCATTCAGGTCAGAGTACGCGAGCGACGAGATCCAAGCGTTGTAGGCCCGGAAGGACGCCGCGATGGGGTCGTTGCGCGTCATCGCCAGCGTGTTGTTGGCGGGGACCCCCGTGTCGTTGCCCATGTTCACCGGGTGCTGGAGGACATGGATCGTCACAGAGGTGCGGAACTGGTAGGCCGCGTAGCCACTGGCGGTGGTCGGACCCACCGCAGTGAACAGACGCTTCATCCAGCGCCACGCCTGACTGTTGCCAAGGTGGACCCCCCGCGTGAGGGTGAGCGGGGAGAACGACGCCTGACCGGGGATCTGGTGCAGGGTCGTGTTCATGCCACCCTCGCGGTAGGGGATCGACTCCACCGCCATGGAGAGGCCCGCCACGGAGGTGAATCCGAAGTTGACCTTCTTCATGGGGTGATCGGTCCCGTAGGGCTGGAACTCCACGAGGAATCGGAAGTTCCTCGTCGGGTCCGAGTTCAGGTTCTCCCGACCATTGATCGGGAGTGCCGCGTTCGCGGACGAAGTACCGGGCATTGGATCAGACCTCCTCGGTCACAACAACGGAAGCGTCTGACTCGAACTGCCCGACGCGGATGACAACGAACTCTGCGGGGAACGCGGGAGCGATTCCGATCTCGATGTGGACCTCGCCAGCGGCGATGGATGCAGGGGTGTTGTTCTCCCCATCGCACTTGACGTAGAACGCCTGTGAGAAGTCCAGACCCGCGAGACCGCCGATCTGCCACAGTTCCGACAGGAACGCGCCGTTGGCGACACGCAACTGCTCCCACAGCGGAGGGGTGTTGGGCTCGAAGAGCGCGAACCGGCTGACATCCGCCGCCCGCTTCTTCACGTAGTTGATCGTCCGGCGGACCGACACGTACTGGTCCACGGTCCCGAAGGCGCGAGTCCGAGCGCCCATCGCCGCGATGCCCGAGCCGGGGACCGGACGGGTGACGTTGATGTTCATCCCGGCCAGCGTGTCCAACTCCGCGTTGGTCAGCCGGGTCTCAGAGGCAACTGCCCCCGCGAGGGTGGCAGCGACACCCGCCGGGGCCTTGAAGACGCCCCGCGAGGTGTCCGTGCGGACGATCATGCCCGCGACGGATGCGCCCGGCGGGACCTTGACGATCCCACCCCTGACCGCGTCCGGCGATGGGTCCGCGATCCAGATCCACGGGTAGTACACCGCAGCGTAGGAACTGGAGGGAAGCGTTGCACCCGCCATGGACGCAGCCTGATTCGCAGCGGTGTCACAGACGAAGATCGAGTCCTGACGACCGGCAGCGATCTTGGTAACCAGCGAGGTGGCGTCGGCGAGACCGGGGGCGTTGAAGACGAAGTTCGCGTCGATGGGGTCGAACTTGTCGAGCGCGGTCCCGTAGTCCCCAGCGGTGATCGCTGCGACGCCATTGGACCCGCCAGTCAGGGTGACCTCCGGGGAGGCGGTGAGGTTCGCATCGTTGGCGAGGGTGTCCGTCACGGTGACGTACTGGCTGCCGATGGTCAGCGAGTTGACGATGCTCAGGATGTAGCGAGGGCTGGTCCTGACCATCGAGAGGTCGCGGAACTGCTCCACCGTCACAGTGACGCCGCGCTGCACCTCCTTGATGGCGAGGGTGAAAGTCGAAGGATCGGAGTTCAGCGTGATCTCGGCGGACACCGCGTTGCCCCAAGTGCCCTTGGTGATGGCGGTGAAGGTCAGACGAGAGTTCCACGCCCTCGTGGCCGCGACGGCGTCGGAGGCCAGCACACGGGCGACGTAGGCATCCCCGCCGCCGTTGTTGAAGTACTGGTAGAGCGCGTACGGCAGAGTGGTCGTTCCGCTGAACGTGCCGAACTTCGAGACGAAGTCCGACCACGACGTGACCAGTTCCGGGGTAGTAGGACCGCGCAGGGCAGTCCCAATGAAGCCGCCGAGCGTCTCAGAGGCGTTGGGGTTGGCGATGACGCGAGCGAGGGGGGCCTCACTGACGTAGACGCCGGGACGGGTGTTTGCCATCAGATCTCTCCATTCGAGTATGCGTACAGGCCGATCATTGCTCCGTCACGATCACCGAGTCGAGGGCCGCAGCCCCGCGCCACTCATCTGCCTTGGTGCGGATGTTGACGTGTACCGATTCCACCGTCCGGAACTCCTCCAGAACCCCGTATGGGACCTCTGACGACATTCGCAGCCGGAAGATGTTGTTGAAGAGGCGCTTGCCGCCCTCTTCCCTGTCACGCTTGATGTGACCCAGATAGTCCAGACGGCGGGTGTAGCCGTCAGCCGTGGCGATCACGCCACCACGGAGGGTGGTGCGTCCACGCGTAATGCAGGCGCGCAGGATCTGCCGATCATGGCGGGGGTTCCGGGCCCACGTCCCAACCTGATAGATCAGGTCCACAGGGGTCGGCATCTCCATGAGCCACTGGTGATTCGGCTTCTGGTCCGGGTAGCCCCACCAGTCCGGGGGTCCGTGGGGCGCTGGCTCGTCCGGCAGCCAGAGATCACCACGATGCACCCGGTCGGTGCCCTCTTGGATCTCCAGCAGATCGACGGTGATGTACGGGTACTTCTGCTCCCGCAGTTCGATGTCGGGATGGCCGAACCAAGCCTCGACGTTGCGGGAGGAGTTCTCGTTGTCAGAGACCACGATCCCCTTCATGAGGTCGCGCAGGGCGCGGTCCTCATCTAGGAGGAAGCCCTCGGAGGGGTAGGTGGGGACAGGAGTGCGGGTCACGAGAACATCCCCTTCATCCGGTCGATGAGTTCATCCATGGAGTCACGGGCCAGCGAGCCCATCATCTTCTTGGTCTGCGGGGAGTACAGCGTGGACAGCGCGGATCGAGGAGCACTGCTCGCCGACCCGTACTCCAGATCTGTTGCGACATGCCGGAACGCCGAATCGACGTGGACGCCGATGCCGTTCGCAGTGCGAATCATGGAGAGGCTGGCTGCTACATCCTCCGGCCATCCGGCCTCAAGAGCGCGGTTCTGGACGACGGGGGTCATGCGCAAGGCAACACGATCCAAGGCTGACTCCACAGCCTTCAGTCCCTCGGGCATTTCGCACCGCCCCTACCCGCAATACGGAGGGCCCCGCAGTGGGCTCCTCTTGGGGATCACGCTATGACCTCGTGGGACTCCACGTCAGGGTCAACGCAGAAAGAACCCCCGACGCATCACGGTCGCCGGGGGCTCTCTCGGTGTCAGGGTCCCTTGGGAGGAAGACTTTGACGAGCGGAACTCTACCGCGAAGTCCCCTCGCGAACACGCTGGGGATCGTATGGCTGCGGGGGACGGACATCCTGTGCTGCCCACTCGTGGAGTTGCGGGTCGTTGACGTACTCCTCCGGGTTCACCTGATTGGCGTCCACAGTGAGGATCGTGTGGGAGTTCCGCAGTAAACCGCGCAGGTAGATCCGGGTCGGG